ACGGTGTGGCTGGCGCAGTCGGCGATATGAACGGAGCCTTACAAGATGCAGCAGGTGGCGCAGGCGACCTCGCAGATGCTATGGGTGATGCAGACGACGCTTCAGGCGGTCTAGCTGACAACCTTGGAGATTCAGCCAAAAATGCCAAGAAAGCAGTTAAAGAACTGCTCGGGTTAGCTGGTTTTGACGAAATCACGCTTTTAAACAAGAAGGATGATTCGGACGACGGAGGTTCTGGTGGTTCTGGGGGCGGTGGTAAAGGCAAAGGTAAGAAAGGAAAAGGTGGAAGCGGACCTTTTAAAGACATTTTGCCAGAAGTCGCACTAACCGACATGGATAACCAATTCAAGAGCATTTTTGATGGTCTTGGAGGTAAGCTGAAAGGTCTATCTGACCTATTTAGCAAAGGGTTCTCTGCTGCATTCAGATCCGAAGGTTTAGAACGCATTAAGATTGGTCTTGGTCAAATCAAGACTACACTTGAAGAAATTGCTACTGACCCACGGGTAGTCAATGCCTTTAATGGCATGACCGAGAAAATCGCTTATGCGCTAGGGCAGATTGCGGGCTCTATCGGCACGGTTGGAGTCGGCATTGGTGTCTTTCTTGCTGAAAGCATTGCAAATGGCCTAGGTCGTCAAAAAGAGCGTATTATTCGCTCGCTTGTAGCTCAATTCGAGAACACGGGCAATATGTTTGCCTCCGCTGGAAACATCGCTCAGGCATTTGCAGATGGCTTCTATGACGTCATAACATCAACTGGCGCTGTTCGTATTGGAAGCTCGATTGTGTCTGCTGTTTTAGCTATTCAAGCTAGCATTGTGGAGATTGGTTTCAAACTCGGCGGTGACCTACTACAAGGTATTGAACAGATTGTTACGGATAACATGCCTGGCGTTGCTGAGGCTTTTTCAAATGCCTTAACAGGTATCGCTCCAATTTTTGAGAGTGCTGAAAAAGCAATCAATGACCTGTCAGACTCAATCAGTCGTGTGTATGATAATTACATTCGTCCATCGATTGAGTCATCAACTAAGGCCATATCTGGTTTTGTTAGCGTATTTGTAAAAGGCTGGAACAATCATATTCAACCAGTCATCCAGAAAATCGGTCAAGGTTTCTCAGACACAATCGGTAAGCACATTTCACCATTTGTTCAAAAGATTTTGGACATGGTCGCTAGCTTCCAAGAAATGTCACAAGTCATTAACGCTTATGTAGGTCCTGTGATTGGTTTTATCGTCGAGCAATTAACAAGAGTTCTGGCTCCAACTCTTGAATATATCGGAGAAGTCTTCCGTGTATTATTCAATACAGTCGCTGATATACTTGGGGGCATAGCGGACTTCCTTAAGGGTGTGTTTGATATCATCACTGGTATTCTTACGAGTGATATGAGTAAGATTTTTGATGGTTTCACCGAAACAGGCGATGCTATCATGAACATCCTATCAACGCTTCTCACAGCTTTGCTAGATTTAACAGTAGCGGTTTTAAAAGTTATCTGGGACACGATTGTAGCAATCTTCCAAGCAATTTGGGATGGTATCGTGGCTATCTTCACACCGATTGGCGAATGGTTCTCAGAACGCTGGAACGACATCACAACCGTTCTAGCCGACGTAGCTAAATGGTTTGGCGATATGTTCCAGAAAGCTTGGAACGCTCTAACGAATGTATTCTCTTCAATCGGAACTTGGTTCGGTGAGCGTTGGAACGATGTAACGACTGCGCTTTCAAACGTTGCAACGTGGTTCGGGAATATCTTCAAGACTGCATTTGAAGCGGTTAAGAACGCATTCAGCACGATTGGAAGCTTCTTCAGCGGTGTTTGGACCACGGTCAAGAACATCTTCGTGAATGCTGGTCAAATGGTCGGTAGCGCAGTAGGTGGAGCATTCAAGAGCGCAGTTAATGCGGTTCTTGGTACGATCGAAAACGTGGTCAATGGTTTTATTGGCATGATTAACGGCGTTATCGGCTTAATCAACAAGATTCCGGGCGTATCTCTTGGAAGCGTTGGCTATGTAAGTCTACCTCGATTAGCCCGTGGTGGTATCGTTGATAGTCCTACCGTAGCCATGATTGGTGAAGCTGGTAAAGAGGTCGTTATGCCACTTGAGAACACTGGTTTCTTACAGACTATGGGGCGCATCGTAGGTGGTGCGGTAGTCAATGCCTTGGGTGGTGGTTTACCACAATCTGGAGGCTTTAGCGGTAGTGGTGACATCGTCATCATGGTTGGCGGACACGAATTTGGACGTGTAGCTATTCAAGAAATCAATCGAGAACAAGAACGTGCAGGACAAGTCTTGCTTAACTTTTAAAGGGAGGTAAAATGGCACGCTTAATTATCAATGGGGTGGCTGTTAAGCCTCCCAAATCTTTTCAAGTCGGTATCCAAGACATCGACGGAGAGACTGGTCGAAACGCTAACGGAGACATGGTTCGTGACCGTATCACGACCAAGCGGAAGTTAGATTGTGAATGGGGCATGCTGACTCAGGATGAAATGAGTCAGCTTTTAAATGCCGTCTCAGCGGTCTTTTTTGAGGTCTCATACCCTGACCCAGTAAGAGGTCAAACAACAGGTACTTTTTACGTTGGAGACCGAACTGCTCCAAGTTATTCGTTTACTGAACAGTTCAAACCATGGTCGGGCGCAAAGTTTAATCTGGTAGAAAGGTAGGTTAGAACATGGATATATTCAGACGAAAGAAATTTGATGAAGCGATGTTTGCTAGAAATCGCACCCTTGCTATCAGAGTAGGACAGTATCAATCAAGTGATATCAAAGAAGCTAGCTTTGATTATGGCTATATCAAGGGTGATGCTTACAAGCCGGGCGGAACGTGTGCTGGTAGTGCTAAAATCACGTTCACAAGCATCATCACATCATTCAATAAGCTAGATAAGGTTTACCCTGAAATCGGTCTTTTGGTAGACGGAACCTATGAATGGGTCAAAATGGGTGAATACTTCATCAATGACATTGAGATTGACCGAAACCGTAACACGACCAAGCTTGACCTTATGGACGGGATGTTCAAACTCAATCGACCGTATGAGTCAAGTTTGACCTATCCGGCTCCTATTCAAAAGGTCGTTGCTGAGATTGCAAATCAGACTGGCGTAAAGTTAGAAGATGCATATTTTGACGCTACAGATTTAACTGGACAAGTCTATTACATTGACAAGAAGCCAGATGGCAAAAAATCGACCTATCGGGATGTCTTGAGCCTTGCAACTCAAATCCTTGGTCGCTCTTGTTTCTTCAATCGAGACGGCAATCTTGAAATTCGAGAACTGATTGATTCAGGACTCGTGGTTACAGCAGATAGCTATTTCATGCACGGATTGACCAAGAGTGAAGTCCAGTATCAGATTGCAGGGATTTCTTGTAAAAAAGATAAAGAAACACTCACGGTCGGCTTGCGAACTGGTCGGTCTCTTGAAATTGAAAATAGCTTGATGACACAGTCAACGCTGGATAATCTCTATCACAAAATCAAGGATATTCGTTATTATCCATTTAACTTAAATTATCAAGGTCATCTCTTACTTGACGTTGGCCAGTGGGTGACTATCAAGACGAACAAGGGTGAGACGTTCAAATCCCCAGTATTGAGCCAGTCATTCACATTTAAGGGCGGACTGCGTGGCCGTATCAGTGCAGACAGTAAAGCTGGCAACGATGCTCAGTATTCATACGCAGGAACGCTCACGAAGAAAATTGAGCAATTCAGCGAATTTGAAAAGCAAATTCAAAACCAAATCGAAGAAGCTGATAAGGGGTTTGACAAGAAAGTCGAGAAAATCAAGAATGACTTTAACGACCAAGTCGAACTGGCCAAAGCAAAAGTAGAAGAGGTCAAGAAAAGTCTGACAGAGACAATCGACCAGCGTTTTCGTGATTTCGATAGCGCAGGTTTGAATGAAATCAAGAAAAAAGCAGATGAAGCCTTGCGAAATGCTGGTGCGAGCTCATCTCTTGCTCAAGAAGCGAAACAAATCAGTGAGCAAGTGAGGCGGCAACTTGATACCAAGGCTGACCTCGTCGAATTTCAGAGAGTGAAAGAAACCAATCAGCTCTATGAGAGAATAATTGGTCGTAGTGAGTCTGATATTGCTGAAAAGGTTGCTCGCATGACTCTGACTAATCAGTTGTTTCAGGTCGAAGTTGCAAAAAACACTGGTGATAACCGAAATTATGTCAGAAACGCTGATTTTAGGGATGGTTCTAAAAAATGGAAAGAATCGGATATAGCTGGATTAAATTTCAACTATGAACATTCATCGCAAAATCGAAATAAATCGGGCGTGCATATTTATGGTACATCTATAAATGCTCGTTATTTTGGATTGCAACAGACATTCAAAATCGAACTAAAAAAATCCGACAAAATCACTCTTTCTTTTTTGGTTTCAAAAGATGGATACAATACTTTTTCTGGCCTAAATGTTGGTTTACATTATAGGAAAGACGGTGCAATAAAATCACAGGCGTGGAAGGAGATTCAAAATAGCGACATAACTTCATCCATTTATAAAAAACTTAATTTTAACTATGAGTTACCAGTTGATATCGATGAAATCAATTTAATGTTTTATGGAAATCCCGGAAAATCAATAAACCTTTACATTTCAGAAGTAAAACTTGAAACTGGAAGCAATGCGAAACCCTTCACGCTAGCCCCTGAAGACACCGACGAAGCTGTTCGTACAGTCCAAAATCAACTTTCTGGATCATGGGCTATTCAAAATCTGACAAGTGCTGGCTCTATCATCTCTCAAATTAACGCAACGAATAACCAAATCTTGATTGAAGCTGAAAAAATTCGTTTGAAAGGTAAGACCTTACTTGACGAACTAACAGCTATTCAAGGTTACTTCAAGCGCTTGTTCGTGGGCGAGGGTAACTTTGCGAAACTGAATGCTGAGATTATTGGTTCAAAGACTATCACAGCTGATAAGCTGATTATGGACTCGGCAATGGCTCGGATGTTCGTTTCAAGCGATATCTTCACAGACACGCTTGCTGCTAAAGAAGCCTTCATCAACAAATTGAGGTCAGTTGTAGTATCTGCCACTTTGCTTGAAGGATTCAAAGGTCGTATAGGCGGATTCCAAATCGGTACTCATGATAAAGATCCAAAAACTTATTGGCTAACTGGCCAGAATCAATTTTTTGTAGGAATGAGCAATGGTGCTGGCAGTTGGGGCAAAACAGCTCTCTGGGTCAATTGGGGAACGACGTGGGATGCTCCAGGAAATCATGCTTGGTTTGTTAAAGAATCGGGCGAGATGTACTGTTACAATCAAGCTCATTTTTGGAATACGCCGGTTATAAATGGAAATTTGCGTGTAACTGGATATATTTACTACGACAATGAGAATTCAGGGAAACACGGTTACTGGATTTCATCACCAAAATACTCAAGCATTGAACCTTATAGCGGTTACTTATATCTTTATTACTCTGGCGGAGGTTCCGACTGGATTCCGATGAACAAAGAAATTTCAGACCGTCGCTATAAATCAAATATTCAAGATAGTACAGTTTCCGGTCTCGACGTAATCGAAAAACTCAAGACGTACAGTTACCGCAAAGAATACGATGGCAAAATCGAGGATATTTCTTGCGGTATTATGGCGCAGGATGTCCAAAAGTACGTCCCAGAAGCTTTCTACGAAAACCCAGATGGTGCATACTCATATCGTACATTTGAATTGGTGCCTTATTTAATTAAGGCTATTCAAGAACTAAATCAAAAAATACAGAAATTGGAGAAAAAGAATGAATGACACAGACAAACAAATCAGCAGTCTAGCGATTAAGTCACTAAGCGAGAGAGTTGCCAAAGAGGCTACTCAATCGGCTACGCTCGAAGCTCTATACACAGTAACCGCTATGGAGCTTGAGCAAATGAAGCAAATCATTGAATCGGATGAAAAACTCAAAGCGAAATTTGAAGAAGTGAAAGGAAAAATGACAAATGGCAATTAATAACTACGAACTGGCTGGTAAACCTTATACACGAGGTTTGAGCGACAATCTCAAGACAGTAGTTGAAATTCGTCTGTCAGATGGGACTCGATACAGCACGAACCTGCGTGAACTTGCAGGAGACCGTACAACTGAGCAAGAGGATGCCTTGATTCAAGCCGTGCTGGATATTATCAAGGCTGAGCTAGACCCAGGCTCTGCCATCGTGAAGGCACAAGCCGAGATTGAACAAGCAGTTCAATCTTTGGCAAAAGCCAAGACAGACCTCTCAGTTAACAAAGAGAACATCGATAGCGTATCAGCAATTACTGAAGTTCTCATTGCGCTTGCGATTGGCCAGAATGGTGGGATGCCAACGAACACATACAGTAAAGTTGCGCAGTTCATCAAACCTCTTGTAAAAGACCGTCGTTACACGAACGGTGATATTGTATCGATGCCTTACCCTTACGACACGAATCCGAAGTGGCCTAAAGAAACACAAACCATCTTGAAATTCCAGATGCAGCCTAATGAGGGATATACTTGGAAAGAACAGGCTCTTGCTGAAATGCTCCAAAAAGGCATTTTGACCGTGATCATGCCACGTATTGATTAAGGAGGATATATGCAAATCGAATTTTTCA